AACACCGAATATTTCACTGATGCCGAACTTGCCGCTATGGCCAGACGCCCATGACCTCCCCCGAGCGCCGGTTCTTCTGGTATCTCGCTATAGGGATTGTCGGGGTATTCGTGGTGGGGATTGTTTACGGAATCCGCGCGTTGTGGTAGATGGAAGATGAGGCGGCGCGCGGTTTCGGCTGCTAAACCCTGCAGGTCGTCGCCTTACATGGTTTCTCGCGAGAGCGAGTCCGATGGTTGGCGGTCGATTCGTTCGAGCTGGCATAGGGCGGAGCAGGCGCGTCTGGAGATGAACCGGGTCAACGTGAAAAGCGCCGGGGATGACCAAAACATGCCGCACAGTTTCTCGCGAGAGCGAGTAAGAGTTGGCAGGGATGCGCCGACGGCTCCGGTTGCGGGAAAGAGCGTTTCCCGGTTCCTTCCCTGCCATTCACATACAGCGACCGTAAGGGCGCTACAAGAAAGCAGAGTAGCGAAAATCGAAGGCAGGTCACATGTGCCTGGCTTGTGGTGCGGAGCCCCAGAAAGGTCCAAGACCACTCTCTGCCCCCATTCATTCCCCCACGGCGGGGCAAGGCCGGGTGTAGGAGAGAGCCCGGAGACGAGATCAGGACGGCGGCGTGGAAGGACACGCAGTTGGTTGGTGCCTAAGCCTACCGTGGAGCAATTGTACCATGCAAAGCGGAAACGGAGATCTGGCCTCCTAGCAGGTATCAAGCCCTGCCCGTCCTGACACCTTCAAGCCGCCGGAAGCGGTAGGGAGCAGTTTGCAGAAAGTGCAAATTGCTACTGACCTCGAAACACCTTGACGATCGTATCCCAATAGGCAGCGAAGAACGCGCCGATCGATCCAGCGGCAAGCCCGGTGATCCCGAGCGCGCCGAGGCCCATCAGGCGCCATCTTGTCACATCATCGGTCACTTGCTTCACGTCAGCCAGTGACCGCTCCACGCCGTTCATCTTGCCTTCTAGGGAACCTGTTCGTTGGACCACTTCGTCTAGCCTTTTATGGATGGACGCCCTTGACGTGTCGGATTTGCCCTCGGAATCCGTCATGTCGTCGCGGATGTCCCCCACCTCTTTGATGAGGAATTCGAGCTCTCCGAGGACGACGCCGAGCGTCCGGTTCACTTCGTTCATGTTCTCAGTCAATGCACTGGTCCTCGTTATGAACTCTGAAACCATGCGAGGACTAGGGTGTCTCAGCCATGGCGGTCGGTCTGTGATCGCTACGGTTAGAGGCGGTCGGTCTGGTGCAAACAGAACGCCGCCTCGCTTAGGAGGTTGCTATGGTCGCCACCCGCAAAGCTTCTGGCCCTTGAGATTGAAGGCCAGCGCCTCGTTCACTTCTGCATCGGTCATGGCGTCGACCGTGGCGGGCGATAGACGGCGGGGATGGTTTAGGTCGCAGAAGTCGCCAGATGCCGTCTGGCAAGCCGCCAGGGCGAGGAGAGACAGCAGGGCTAGTGTCCTGACCACTTCTTGAGCTCCTCGCGGTTGGTGGCCGGCGCACGGCCTGCCACGGCGTCGTCAATGTCGTCTGCGATGGTGCGAGCTTTCAGGCGGTCCTCGGTGCGCTTCTGGCGTTCCTTGGCAGCGCCGGAAAGGCGACCTTTCATGAACGCGCCGACGATCGCTAGGAGAACAGCGCCAAGCCCGACAAGGATGCCATTCGGGCCGGTCAGGAGAGAGAGCAGCGCGGTCATTGACAATGCCTTTCCGTTGCGGCAGAATCCACCCATTGGACTTGCATCGTCTCAACGCTGCTTAACCAACCTACATGGAGAGTGTCATGACCTCCGCCCTGTAATGGGGCAATTCCGAGCCCGGCCCTAGTGGCCGGGTTTCGCGTTTCTAGGAGCGCGGTCACTTCGACCACCCCCAGCGACGGGCGAGGTAATAGGCGAATTCCGTTGCAGCCGCGACGCCAGCGCCGATCGCAAGCTGTATCGCCTGAGCGACTTCCGGGTCTGCTGTCAGGCTTATGCCATCTTCAGGCGCAAGAAGGCCCTTGGCGATCAAAGCACCGGATGCGTAGCGCAGAAGAATTCGGATGATAATGGCTGTCATGACTTCTCCAATCTAGCACAATGTGCTATGTTCTCAAAGGTTTATGGAGGTTTTGCAGATGATCGTTCACGAAGATAAGACGTTTCAGGACCAGAGCATCGATATCTCGCGCGACATCTATCGCAACTGCAGATTTATCAACTGCGAAGTGCGCGCTGAGGCTGGTTCCATGGCCTATGTCATCGGCTGCGTCTTTGACGGATACCCTATCAAAGGCCGTCGCGTCACTTCCACACCTGCCACCACTTCTTGACTGGCACCACAACAGGCTCATGGACAGGCACAACGGGAGATGGCGGGGAGACAGGGGCGGGAGCATCGTAGCCGTCGACCTTCAGAAGCCCGTCATACCGGATTGCGATGTCGGAAATCAGCTTGGCCTTGTCCGTGCCGTTGATGATCTTCCGGGCGCCGGTAAAGTCCGACTTGGAAAGGGTGATATAGTCCGCCAGCTTCTTGCCGGTGAACCATCCCTCTTTCATGCCGGTCACGAGGATGGGCGCGGCGTGCTTCGCCACCAGTAGCAGTTTCGGGTTCTTGACGAAATCGACGCCGAGCGCCTTGCCTGCCTTTTCGTAGTTCGCCTTCCATGTGAGCTGCACATAGCCCATGCCCACATAGGGATAGTACGCCTTCGACTTCAGGTACTTTTCCCCGCCGTACTCTCGCACCGGCTTCATGGTGTGCGCAGTCTCGTGGAAGGCCGTGGCGAGCACATAGGCCGCTTGGTTGCGTAGCAGGCCCGCTGTCTTGCAGGCGTCGATGATCAGTCGGGTGTCACCGAGTTTCAGATCCATCTGTCGTTCCTTTGAGGTTGTTGCTAGGTCAGCGGCCAGCCAAACACAAACACATCGGCCGTCGCCGCCGCTCCCTGTGGCGTCGTGAGCGACAGATAGAGGGCATCCGCCGTGAGTTCATCGAGCCCGGCGGATGCGATGGTGAAATTAGCCCCTATCGTTGGGCCGGTCAGCGTAGACCAGGCCGTCCCGCTGGACACAACGGCAATCCCGCCCTTGGTCGCGGCTGTATAGATGCCGCCGACCGCCGTCGTGAGCGAGATCGAGGCGTTCATCCCCCTGACCTGAAGGATGGCGAAGGTTGTGAAGTTGGCCTGCTTAACCAGCGTGTTGTCGGTGGTCACGTTGAAATCACATGACCGCTTGGCGAACAGCAGTATGTTGGGGCGCGGCGAAAGTGCAGGCATCAGACGTTCCCTTCCACATGGATGTTGGGACCGGGAACGACGCCCTGGATGAATTTCGCATCCGTCAGCCGCGCCTTGTTCTTCGTTTTGGTGAGATGATAGTGATCGCAGCCGGAGCCGATGATCACGCCATCAACCGCACCAGAGGCGACGGTGTTGCCGTCAAGATCGAAATCCGTCTGGTTGGCCGTGACCTCGATGGCGATTGCGTTAGCGCCGCCGCCGATGGCCGGCTTGAGGTAATTGTTCGTGAAGTCAACGGAGGCCGTTCCGCCCGTGTCTAGGTCAAGCAGGAAGGACCACTTGCCGCCCTCAAACCAGCATTTGTCGATGTTGACGTGGCCGGTAACGGCGCCGGAAACCTCGGCGCTCGCATAGCCAATTTGACAGCCGGTGCCGGTGTGGATGTTCCAGATTTGAATGTCCTTGCCGCCCTCGATCAAAAGGCCCTGCCGGATGGTCTGGCCGATGATCGTATCGCGAAGCTTCAGGCGGAGAGATGTGTTGGCAGCATCAACGCCGATGCCGACCGTGAAGCACCCGGAAATGTCCTGTTGATTGATGGACACTTCCTGAGCGGTGTCATCGAGATAGTAAGCATGATAGGTATTTTTGCAGACAAGTCGCCACTTTACCGTCGCGCCGTCCGTTATATCGACCACGTAGTTCTTGAGGGTTGGCGTGGTGCCGCCGCACGTACCGCCGACGGTGCATTGGATGTAGAAGCCGCTGAGTTCGCGCACGTCGCCAGCCGTTACCACCGCGCCTGCCGTCCACGCGGTCATGGGACTAGGAAGAGACTGGTACGTCGGGAACGACACCGGCCATTCCTGGTCCATGGCGTTGCGAATGAAGTAATGGCCGTTGGACACCTCGACCAGATAAGGGCCGTAGCTGCGCGTGACCTCGTTGAAGGAGAATTTGTTGTCGCCGCCTTCAATCTTCAGGCCCGTTCCGCCCTTGATGATGCAGTGTTCGACTTTCGAATCGACAGCCGTTGATGCGACCCAAACGCAAGGCGCCGTGGCCGTTATCCCTGCGGTCGTGTCCGCGGTCGCAAGCCCTGTGCTGCCGCAGCCGAGGAACGTCAAATTTGAGACGCGACATCCGCTCTCTTCGATCTTCATCAGCGTGATGTCGTTCGGCCCGGCGTGGATCGTGACGTTTTTGTTTGCGCCAAAAAAGTCAATGTCAGCGGTCGCAAGTGTGATTTGACTGGTGCAAAGGTATGCGCTGGTCGAGCCTGGGACGAAGACCCGCCCCGCGCCAAATTTGGCATCTATGTAATCAACCGCGCCCTGTATGGCTGCTTGGTCGTTCGTTGTGCCGTTGCCTCGCGCGCCGAATGCCTTGACGTTGGCAAAATCGCCGACATTGAACTCCCAATACGTGCCATCGGCAGACTGACCCCAACCGTTGTGGGTCGTCGGGGCGACTGAGACGCGCTTAGCGGGGATGATGCCGGCCCCATCCCCAAACGCCCGTCTCCCCCACATGACGATGTTGTTGACTGCGGCCGGAATCGTGGTCGATGCCAGCAGATCGTAATAGAAGATGTGATATGCGCTGCCCGCCGTATAGGTCGCGACCTGCGCCATCAACGTCCGGAGGGCGTTGTCGAAATTGGAGATTGCGGCGGTGCCCAAGATCGACGTGCCGCCGATATCGGTATTGCTGGCCGCCGTGGTGGACCATTCGGGAACTGAATTCTTTGCCATCAGGCCACCGCCGTTACGTTGGTGCCCGTAATCTTCCAGGCGGTGCCGTTGTCCGTGACCTCACCACCGGTGCCGAGGCCAGCGCCCTCCTGCGTCCCGGCGCCATTGAAGACCCGGAGATTGGAAGCATACGCCTTGCGGCCCATCGTGCCGGCGGCGGGGAGGCCCGCGACCGTGTAGACCGGCAGGTTGATGGATGTTGAGGCGGCAAGGGTTGTGAAAGCGCCTGTCGACGCGGTTGACGCGCCGATCGCCATGGCGTTGAGGCCGGTCGATGTGACAGTGCCGACAGACGCCGTGTTGATCGCGAAATTCAGCGTGTTCGATGCGGACGAATAGAGTCCGGCCAGTGCGCCGGCAGTCGCTACCGCCACGGCTGGATTGGTGGCGTTCCCGACGCCAGTCGTGATGAACCGGGTAGCCGTCGTGGTGCCAGACGCAACAATCGTGCTTGTAGTCGTGAGCGTTGTAAACGCACCCGTCGAGGCCGACGTTGCCCCGATTGCCATGGCATTGAGGCCCGTCGACGTAACCGTGCCGACCGATGCGCTGTTGATCGCAAAATTAATGGTATCGGCGGCTGAGGTATAAAGGCCAGCCAGAGCGCCGGCAGTCGTGAGTACGTAGGCCGGATTTGCGGCGTTGCCGGTGCCAGTTGAGATATGACGGGTGCCCGTAACCGTGCCTGATGCAACTATGGTGCTGGACGTGGTGAGCGTCGTGAACGCGCCAGTTGACGCCGAAGAAGCGCCGATCGCTACTCCATCGACCGTACCGCCGTTGATGTCTACGGTCGTGACCGAGCCAAGGTTCGTCCACGTCGCGCCGGCTGCGGTTGGTGACGTGCCGATGATCGGCGAAGTCAGCGTCTTGGCGGTAAGCGTTTGCGTGTCGGACGTGCCGACAACGGTCCCGGTCGGGGCCGTCTTGCCAGCCCATGCGTCAAGGTCGGCGTCGTAGGCTTGAACGTTGGTTCCGATCACGAGCCCGAGGTTGGTGCGCGTCGTCGCGGCGCCCGTACCTGCGAAGGCGAGAGCGACATTGGTTCCGAGCGTCAGCGCCGAGGCGTTGAGAGCGGCGGACTGCGTCCCGTCAACAGTCCAGATGTGAAACGATGATGCGACTTCGTTACCGGAATCCGCCGCATAGGTCAGGCCAGCGCCGTTCTCCGAAATGCTGCTATCGGAGCCTGTTCCGGTCGACGTGAACGTAATTGTCGGGCTGGCTTTGGAAATCAGCATATTGCCGGTCAAAGTCGTGCCCTGTGCGATCAGCGTCGTAAAAGCACCCGTCCCCGGCGTCGTGGCGCCGACAGTCCCATTGAAAGCGCCGCCTGTAATCGCTACGGCGCCGGCCGACTGCCCAGCCATGGTTCCAAGCGTGAGGTTGGCGTCAAGCATGGTCAGGACGCGGGTTTGACCCGCTGTCACACCGCCCGCGTCAATGCGGACCTTCTTCGTCAGATCGGCTGGATCTGCGACGCAAAACGTATCGGCGAGAGGCGATGTGCCGGCGTTCACATCGGCGAGTTGCGACATGATTTCGCGCATGGCATTGTCGAGATTGGAGATCGTGTTCGACCCCTCGATGCCGATGCCGCCAACGTCGGTATTGCTCGACGCTGTCGTGGACCAATCGGTCACTGCGCTTTTCGTCATGGGGTGTGTGCCTTCCAAAGAAAAAGGCCCGCCGAAGCGAGCCTGTTGCAGTCCAGAATGTGTGGTTTGTCTAGTTGCCTTGACCGCCGCGTCGGCCTCGACCGCCGCCGCCACCTATCGTGCCGCCACCAGTGCCGCCCGAGCGTTCATTGTTTCCGCCACGTGCGTTGCCGACAGTCCCGCCGCCGAACATGCCGCCCAGAAGACCACCGCCCGCCTGCCCGCCACCACCACCAGGAGCCGATGAACCACTAAGGCCACCGGATGCCATCTTGCGGCCAAGCATGCCGCCAGCGAGCGCGCCAGTCGGGCCAGCGGCCATTGCGCCGAGAATGCCACCGGCGAGCCCGCCAAGGACCGATTTGGCGTTGGGGCTGAGGTTGCCGCCAAGTCCGCCGAACGGCTTGCCGACCGCTGCCTGCCGATCGCCGACCATGGCGGTTTTCGCACCCCATGCGTTCGTGACAGTCGTCGGGCCGAAACTGGTTTCACGGGAAACCGTTGTGCCTGGTGTTGAGGTCTGTGCTGTCCCGATCTGCCCGCCATAGACATCGGCCGCGCGAAGGCCGGGAGTTGCCGGGTTGGCTCGTGCGTTGAATGCCTGCTGACCGAGCGGCGCGGGCGCCTGGACGGGCTGTATAGGCTGGGGAGGCTGTTGCACCGGCTGGACGACGCGCGGCTGTACAGGGGCGATCTGGCGGGGTTTTACCGGCGCTATCGTCGTCGGCTTCGGCTGCTGGGGGATTGCCCTGATTTCCACCGGGCGAGTGCGAACAGTCGTGACCGGGACGCCAGAGACGGGAGAAAGCTGCTGGCTGTCGAGCGATGGGGAAAGCCTTGTCGGGGCCGGATCACCGGGAGTGACCAAGCCAGCCTTTTGCATGGCAGCAGCGAGAGCCGGGCGGGTATTCGGGGCGATGGTTGCCGGGCGGGCGGGGAAGCTCGATAGAGACGTTGGCGAGGTCAAGGCTGGCTGCTGCTGACCGGCAAAGGTAGGCGCGATGCCATCACCGACCACGCGGCCGGGATAGGTACCGGGAGACAGGGTTGATGGATCTCGAGTTGCCGTCTGCTGCGTTGCGGGTGCGGGCGCAGATGGGCGGGAGATGCCACGCTGCTCTAGCGCCCTGTCGAGAGCCGGTGTTGCCGTGCGGGTGTTGTTCGGAGCAATGACGCCGGGACGGGCTGGGAAGGATGAGGCACCGACTGCCGGAAGGGCGCGGCGTTCGACCGGCGTAACGGGAGCGCCCATCGGTGCCTGGCGACCGTCAAGACCAAGCGCGCCAGTCTGGCGCATGGACCGTTCCATCTGTGCATAGCCGTTGGCCGTTGGCGTGCCGCTCATGCGGTCAAGGGCAGCCTGTAAGGCCGGGCCACGTGTGATGGTGCCTGCCGGTGCGGAGAACGTTCCAGACTGCCGGCCATCAAGCCCGAGAACGCCAGCGCCGGCCATCATGGCGCGCTGCTCGCGCTGCCTTTCGACTTCCGGCACGGATGGCTTTGGCGACGGCGTCGGGATGCCGATCTGGCGCGCCATGCCCGGTTCCATTTCCGGCATGAACCCGGCAGGCGTGCGGTATCCTACGTCGGGAGCGGGCTGCTTTCCGGGCGCAAGGCCGTGAAAGTGCGTCATCAGCCCCTGACCGAGCTTCAGGGCTCCGGCCGAAATCATGGGGTTGACCCAGCTACGCAAATTGCTGAGATCGGAAAAGTGCGGATTGGCGTAGTCGAGCGCGCCGGCCACTTCGGACGGGACGCCTTGCGCCCGCTTGGCGATGTGCGCGTTGACGGTCGCCTGAACGTCCTTCGGTGCCTTCGGAGCCTTGCTTACCGAACCATAGGGGTTGAGGCTTCGCGGTCCCGTGATCTTTGAGAAGGCGCGGCGTTGATTGGCAACCGCCTCGATCGAGGGGCCATATTTCCTGGCCGCAAGCCTGTTTGCCATCGTGTCGACAACAGCGCCGACCATGCGCGCATATTCGCGCGGATTGGTGCGCCTAAGCCCTGATGGCACTTCCGTCGCGACGACTCGACCGATATAGTCGATATCTTGCTGGGACAGGTCTACTGTTGCCACAATTGGTCACCACATATTGCGCATGAAAACGCTGCTTTTGGCATTACTGATCGCCTCCGGGCCCGCTTTTGCGGGTGCGGAGTGCTACCAACTAGAGAGCAATCCATCGTGGACAGTGCTTTACGATCCGCGCCCGGCGGATGCTGAAAAGCCGGTTCTGGTCTGGAACCGGGACGGCAAGACACTTGATCTTGGCACCTATGGCGCCGGGACAAACACCGGGACTATCTTCGCTGCGCCCCTTGCCGATGATGACGGGCCGGAGGCATATTCCTTTGATGTTCGGGAAGGGGCGATCATCCTGGACCACGGCGTCTATCGTTTGGGGTGCAAGTGACTGACTGGCTGATCGACATGCTCATAAGGGCCGGGCAGTGAACGACGACAAGTTCGATAAGCAGTTCGACTTGGAATCATCCGAATATCGCGAAGGTGATGCGCCAGAGCCCTTTTGGGGCTTCAACGCCAAGACCACCGCAATCCTTTTCATCGTTGCCATGCTCGCCAACGTGGTCATGACTCGGCTTATCTACGGGTCATTCCCATACTGGGTCCGACCGCTCCTGGAATAAGCGGCGCGAGGCGGTTCGGCAGTTGCTGCATGACCGGAAGACTGCCCGTTGCCGCCCCCGCCTGTAGCGTGCGAGCAGCCTGGAGCGCAGCCCGGTCAGCCGCTTGCCCAGCAACGTGACCTAGCAACGGAACTGCGATGTTGCCAACGCCGGGGATCATGCTGCCTGCTGCCTGACCGCCGATGATGCTGACGACGCCACGAGGCGCGAACTTGGCAAAGAGATTGACGATCGAGGAACTAGACCCGCCCTTTGCCATTTGACGGATAAGGGCGATCTCTTCCTTCGTCCAATTGTTGGCCGCCTTTCCCTTCACGATCTGCTTGTAGAGCGTCCGCATTTCGCGGGTGATCGTGTTGGCGAGGCCGGACTGTGTGTATTGGCCAGTCTGCACGTCGGCTACATCCATGATGCGCTCGACCGTCTCGGCCTTCATTCCACGCGACCACATCTGACGCGCCTCCTTGAGCATATCAACGCCTGCTGGACCGCCGGTCATTTGCCCCGCCGGAACATTGTCCGCGAAGTGATCCAAGACCTTTTTCATGGCGGTGAGCGTCCGCACGTCGTCGGGCTTTGCCTTGGGAATGCTCTTGTTCAGGCTCTTGCGAAACTCATCGAAGACTTCTAGCGACATGTCATTGTTGAACAGCGCGTCGATTTCGTCCATGAAGCCGGCAGTCTCCGGGCGGAGACGATCGTTGATCCTGCCTGCCGCCATCTTGAGATTGGCGCCAAGGTGCTGAATACCGGTGTCCTTGAATTTGACGCCCTGCTGTTCCGACGCCCGATAGAGCGCCTGAGACTGCGCCAGAACATCGTCGGACGTTGGCGGCGGAGGCATTGCATTGCGGGCACTGCGACGGGCCAGCATGCCGCCGACCAGCCCGACCGTCCCGCCGATGCCGGCACCCACCGCGCCGCCCTTGGCAGCGCCGGACAGGCGTTCACCGGGCTTTGCCTCGCCCGCACCGTAAAGCGCGCCGTAGCCTGCGCCTTCCGCCGCACCAAGCCCGACGCGGCCCAATAGTGAGGCAGCGGGACGAGCGGCAAGGCTGGGGATCTTCGTGCCTAGCGCCAAGCCGCCCGCAAGCTCACCGCCAATCGACGCAATGGGATGTTCCGCGCGACGGGCGCCCTTCTGCGCATCGAGCATCTGCTGCTTGCGCGTATAGGCCTTGCCCATGTCGAAGCCGTCACCCTTTAGCCAGTCAATTCCGGCGTCGATCGGGGCAAGCATCCCGGCGGTGATCTCGTCATCAAAGCCGCCCATGAGTCCGGCTTGCGAGCCTTCAGTCGCGGCGCGGAATATCCCGCCATCATAGGCAGGCGCTTGCGGTTGAGACGGCGGCGCTTCTGGCGCCGGCTGCTGCTGACCGGATAGCGCCTTGATGGCGGTTTCCATGTCAGGCGCTTCTACTTCGTAGCGCTTGCCGTTGGCCTCGATCTCAAACTTGGGCATCAGGGAATAGCCCTTATTCTGACGCCGGGAGCGATTTCCTGCCAGCCGCCCTGATCTGGCGTCTGCGCCTCCGGTGCCACCCCGCCACGGCCCTTGAGAACCTGCTGCTGGACATTCTCAAGCTGCGACTTGAGCTGGTCGAGTTTGTCCACCATGGAATTGGCATCGTCTGTCATCGTCGGGAGATACCGACCTGCATATTGCGATGCTTCGGAGATCGGCATGCCGGCGCCGGTCAACATGCGCTGGAGGGAATCGACGCCAGCCTGGATTTGACGGAAGGTTTCAGCCCCCTCGCTGGACGAATTGAACCGCGCGTTGGCGTTGTCGATCGGCCCTGTCAGGATACCGCTTGCCGCCTTCTCCCGGATCTTCGGGAAGTTTTCGAGGAAGGTGTTCGCGAGCCCTAGACGCCCTGCTGCTTCGGTCGGAAGCTGCGTTGCTGGACCACCCGCGATCGGCTTGACGCCCATGTCCTGATTGTTCGGGTCGTTCCACTGATAGCCGGTCGGCAGCTTGACGCCCGTGTCGATGTTGACCTGCTGGCGTCCCGCTTCTTTCATCTTGATCTGGTATTCCATGAAGGAGCCGGGGAAGCCCTGTTGCTTGGCGACCTCGTATTCCTGCATGTCCGACGTGCCCTTGGGAGGCTGCGCCTTGATATCCGCCAAATACGCCTTGTAGGTTTCCGCCGGGCTCAAGCCCATGTCGATCGCATCGGCGTATTCAGTCAGTCCCTTGCTGACGAAAAACTGGCGCGTCTTGTTGGTCTGGGCCGTGAGGCGCTTCTGCTCCTTAATCTGCCCGAACGCCTGCCCACCCGCGCCAAAGGCGGCACCGAGGTTCTGCATATTCGAGCCACCGCCCATCAGCGCCGATGCCATGGGCATGGCGACTTCAGGCGCCAGAAGGCGGGCAAGCGGGCTGTCCTGCCCGCCACGAAGCGCGTCAAGCAGGCCCATCAGGAATTCCTTCCCCCGGTTCGTCCGGCGCCGACATTTCCGCCCGTGCGCGGCGGATTGACAGGGTTGACAACCGGACGCCGGCCATTGTCGCCGGGAACACGAGTGTCAACGAACTCGCCCTCCTTCCATGGCTTGTTGTCGATGGTCCCGCCATAGGTCGGAATGGTCATGGGTGAGAAGATTTTCTGGAATGCCGCTAGATAATCCTCCGGCTTGCCGCCAAACCCCTGCCCCATCTGGTTTGCAATCTGCTGGTCAAAGCCCGGCATGAAGGGCTGCATCGTCTTCGTGCCAGTTGCTCCGCCGATATTTGGCGGCGGCACCGGAGTAACCGGGTTTTGGGGCCGACCGTCGTTTCCGCCACCGCTCATGGTTATGCTCCAAACAGGCCAGAGAGAAGGCTGCCGCCGCCGAGCAGCAAGCCGCCAAGGTTCGATGCACTATTGCGCGGTCCTTGCGCCGTCTGCACTGTCTGGCCGTACTGCCCATTGCCTCCAGCTGCCGCCAGAAGGGCCTGGATATTGGCCAGCGGCGCGTTGGCGCTTTCCTGCGCGATGCGAAGCTGATCGTTCAACTGACGCCCGGCGAGGTCTTCGTAAGCCGAGCCGACGCCCATCAGGTTCTGTGCCGGCGCATTCTGGCCCGCCAGCAGGCTTTGATAGTTCGTGCCCGCCTGGGCCAGATTGTTCTGACCGGTCTGGCCCTGACCAAACAGGCTGTTTTGCGCGTTCATCTGACGATCGGCGTTCTGGCCCTGGAAGTTGGCGCCCGTGGTCGCCGCGTTCAACTGACCGCCAAGGCCCGCCATGCGAAGTGCCTGGTTCTGGCCCTGAACGTCCGTCGACATGCCTGCCGCCTGTAGGCCCTGCCCGATGCCGCCCTGAAACGTGCCGCCGAGCCCGGAGATACCGTTCAGCCTGCGATCCTGATTTGCAGCCTGGATCTGAGACATGGAATTGGCGGCATTGAGGGTGCGATCCTGGCCCGAGCCATAAAGCGCGCCGAGTCCGCTCGTTGCGCCGAGCTGGTTCTGAAAACCCTGATTTTTCTGGGCATCGATCATGCCGATGGCGTTGGTCTGGTTCTGGCGTTCCTGATTGTACTGGTTCAGGCGGGCGTCGGCCTGCAAGCCGCCGATCTCGCGGGCAAGCACGCTCTGGTTGGTGCCAGAGCCCGTCCGGCCCATGGCGGATGCCTGCTGGTTGACGGAATTGGCCGCTTCGTCTGTTGCCCGCTTCAGTGAAGCTTCGAAGTTCGGATCGTTGCGGTTGAGATATCCGCCCTGGGCGATGTTCATCAGGTTGGATTCGGCAACCGATGGTCCTTGATTGCCCGATAGCTGCTGAAAGCCGGACATCGCCGGGTTCTTCTGCGCCTGAAAGATGAGGTCGCGCTGCACATCGTTGTTGACGTTGCCAGCACCATTGGCAAACTGGCTGTAACCGGCCAAGGCGGGGTTGTTGTTGACAGCCTGCTGCCCGAGTTGGTCAATGCGCTGTGTGCCGATGTCGCCAGCGCCTGCCGCAAAAGAGCCGTAGCCGGTTGGCGTGCCACCGCTGCCGGGAGGGCGCATGCCGGGGTTCGGATTGCCGGGTGTCTCCGGGATGTCCGAAATCCCGCCGCCGCCGACCGGAGCCTGCTGCTGACTACCGCCCCCCGCAAGCTGGTTGAATATGCCGGTGTTGACGTTACCCGCGCCATTGGCAAACTGGCCCATTCCGCCCGATGCCTGACGCTGGGCGGCATTCAATCCGCCCTGTGCAGTGCTGTCCTGAAGGTAGTTCAGCGCGCCGTCCATGGGATTGCGGCCCATCGCCGCCTGCGAATTCTGCTGGATGTTGTTGAGGCCCTGCATGGACTGCTGCGCATAGGGAACGACCGTTGACATGGTGTTCGGACGCACGAGCCCGCCATTGCCATACTGCGTCAGCGCATCGCCCATCGCCCGGTTGAGCAGGGGAACAGCGCCCGCATATGGCGTCTGGGTGGTCGTCTGCGTGGTGGAGTTGTTTCCGCCCATCAGATTTGTTCCTCGTAAACGATCCGCAGCACCTTGGCCTTGGGGAAAAGACGAGCCCAGCCGGGCCGGCCATCGGTGACGAAAGCGGTGGCACCGCAGTCGCGGGCAACGGCGGTTGCAACGGTTCGCATGTCGTCAGCCCATGTCTTGAAGTTGGTTCCGAACAGAGCGAGACAGCGCAGCTTCGTGCCGTCCTGCCAGACTTGCGGGCGCCAGATGGAAGCGCCGAGAATGGTTTCACCCTCATGCGCGACGAGTAGAAACCAATCGCCGCGCCGGCAGCCCTGCCAGAGTTCGGCTAGTGTCATGTCCCCGCCGCCGCGATTGATGGCGCGTTGAAAGCCGGGGGCGAGTTGAGGCCAGAATTGATCGACTTGGGCCACGGTCAGCGGCCCGATTACCCTAGCCAACGGGGTTTTGCTGACTGTACAGCGTGTGAACGACAGTCACCGTCACGACATTTGAAGCCGCCGCCTGCGCCCTGATTTTCTTGGCTGAACCTCTGGCGTTGAAGGCCAGCACGGAATCCAGAGCGTTGACGGTGGTGTTGGCCGGGACCGATGCCTCGTAAATGGCATAGTCCGTCGTGTCGTTCGTCCACCACACCGTCACTTTTCGTGCGCTGCTATCCTGGTTGCAGACGATGATCGACGTGACGTAGGCAATACCGGCCGAGCCGACCGCGAACGCCTTGACATCGGTTGCCGCCGTCGTGGAAAGCAGCAGGGAATCGGGTTCCTGCGGAGATCCTGGAACGGTGACAAGGATGCTCAACGCCGCCCCTCCGCTCTTGCTCTCGGCTCAACGCCGACCACATGATCCCAATCGACAGCCGCCGCGATTTCCATGCGGAAAGCGTGGTATTTTGCCGATGACCGGAAATGCGATATTCCCGTTGCCGAGTATGGCGTGACAGCCGAACCGACCGTTCTTGTCCCGCCCGCAAAGTCCGAGGTGATGGCCTTCAGCGTGTAGGTCGGGCAGTCCGTGATGACGGTTGCCTCTTGGAGGAATGACCGCATGCCGGGGTTGATCTCGACATCTGCTGTATCGAAGGTAGCGGCCCGTGGCGTGCCCGTCAGTGAGCAAAGACGATTGGAGGTATCGAACACCGCCATGACCGGCGTGCCGCCCGTAAACAGCCTGCTATCGAACGATGGGACCGATGCGGAATCGATGATCGCGAAATATGCATCCATGCCGTCAATCGAGATGGCCGGCGTGACGGACGAAAGCGCTCCGGTCAGGTTGTCTTCGCTGTAGAACCAGCGATCCAGCCCCCAATGGTAGCCGATGATGAAGCGGTTTCCGTTTGGCGCCTTTGCCTGGAACAGAACGACCTTGTTGAAGGGGTCGACCATCGACTTGATTTCGTGGATGTAGGTTCGATCGATCGCGCCATCAAACCACTTGTCGACGCGCTCGCGGCCGATTGGCGTACCGTCCGCGCCCATGAAAAACCCGTCCGGCGAATAGTACAGAAATTGACCTGGACCGATCTGCGCAATGGACAGCGGGGCGACAGTGCCGCGCGATGGGTTGAGAACCGAGACGGTGAAGGAATAGGTGCCGATGGCGTTGGCCATGGCGCGGATTGCCTCACGCTGGATGATGATGGCGCCGGTCGGGGCTGATATGCCGCCCATGACCTCGCCGCCGTCCGGCATGTCCTGAAAGTCGCACCCGCGAAGCCCAACGGTCCAGAACGATGCATCATTGAGGCCCGACGTGTGGATGCGGCGCTGATAGTCCTCCAGATGCCCGAGAACCAGATAGTCGCCCGAGGTCCACATGTACTTTGCCTTGGGCGCCGCAGAAATCAGCGTGAAGCTGGTCCCAGCGTCGATCGGCATATACCACAGGCCATCTTCGATATTGCATGCAAAGACATTGGTCCCGAACACCTGAAAGGACCATTCGTCACCATCGGGAAGGGCAAAGCTTCCGGTCAGTAGATCCCATGCAAAGGTCGATGTGTTGATCTCGTAAATGCCGCTGATGGTCGCCGCCAGCACCCTATACGTGCCCGTTGAGGTCCGCACCCATGTTCCGCCCTTGAACGCGGCGGGAAGCGCGCTTGAGATGACAGTGAGGTCGGGAAATGGCCCCCAGCCGTCCGCCACCGGGATCGAGTTGACGATGTTGACCGAGGCGCCGACCGCGTATTTGATGCGGTCGGGTTCCCAAGGCGGAAAGGGGATCATTCGATGTCAGCGTTCGTGTAGACGCGGCGCGATGCTTGCAGAGCCGGATCGACGGTCAGCACGCCGCGCTTCTTGCGTGCCAGGACATTGCGCACGGACGGAATCGCCTCATCCAAAATGCCCTTGTAAAAGGCGATCTTGGTCATGTCCTCGATATAGGCTCCGCCCCAGACGATGGACGCAGCAAGGTAGATGTCGGGATGATTGGTCAGCAGCCAGTTGGTCGTTGCGCTGTCCGACAGGGCAAAACGGCCCCAGTAGCGGAACCGAAAGCTGTATGCCTCGTCAAGCGGACGGTCGAAATCGATGTTTGTCCCGTCCAGTGCCCATAGGCTGGGCTCGCCGGACGTGTCATCGTAGGGGAATGAGCCATCGGAGCGTTGCGTCAACTCGATTTCGTCGCCATCCACAAGAAACAGCGCGATTGGAGCGACCAGAGACAGCGAGGAAATGTCGATGCGGCGAGAGTCGATGGTGCCGGTCAGCGTCGCGTCCGTCTCGACCGGATTGAGTTCGCGATTGAGCCGCCCCTCGGCCAAAGCGATGAAGTCAGCGGCGCTGCCTGACACGTCCGAGCGCGCCATCCAGTCGGCGATGGCGGTCTTGAGTTCGGCAAAGTTGGTGATCGCCATCAAGCCGCCTCCAGCCGTAGTATCGGGTCAATGCGCCGTTCCTCGGGCGCGGCGGCGTAGATCATATCGAACGAGTTCACAACGCCAGCATAGACGCGCTCATGAAGCGCATCGATCTCATCGTCGGACATCGGCATAAACTTGCCGCAATACCACGGTGGGAGCGCTGCAATAGTCGACAGCCCAAGATAGCGAAGAAAGCCCTTGTGGCAGTAGGCTGCGATCCAGAAGCGCGCGGCGAACTCGGCAAGCGAACAGGAATCGGCCGGATTGTATGGCTTTTGCGCGTCCGAGACTTCCATGTAGGACATGTCGTCATCGGGCATCGGAACGTAGGGCTCGACATCATCCGGGATGAAGAATGGCAACTGCCCGTCGACCGTGTTGAACAGCCTGAGAGGCGCCCGCATCAGCACCGAATGGGAGAGATAGACGATCGACATGTGCGGGCTGACGATATGAACCGCGTCAAGACCAATCATGACCATGAGCAGGTTGGTGGGATAGCCTTCCTTGCCGTTCATGACGTAGGGCGTCACCTGCTGGTGCATGTTGTCGAGCGCCAGCGCGTTCAGTTCGCGCGCGTCAATCCGGCCATCGCACATCGTCAGCGTGTCCGTGACCGCTTCCATGCTGGCGCTGATATTGCATTGCACGAGCGCGTCGTGTTCCTTGGCCAGCCGCGCCAGATTGACGAAATACCGCTCCGAATAGACGTGATCGGGCATCAGCATGTGATAGGCATGCGCCCGGTACTTGGCCTGCATCATGTGCAGATTGTGCGCCGCACCAAGAAGCCAGTATTTGTTGGAAGGATTTTCCCCGACCATGGCGATGATCTGGTCAGGGATGATGTGGATTTCGACCTTCGCTACTTCCGACAGGCGCATGACGCCCGACTTCAACTTGGGGAGGCTTGCCCGGTCGGTGTGAATGAGGATGGTTGGCTCAAACAGCGCCGGCACGTTGCCGGGCGTGAGCAGGGTAGGAACGCAGAGATCGAGAAAGCGATCGACATAGCGCCCATAGACGATGACGCCCATGAACAGCCGCCATTTGCCATCAGGCAGGATCGCGGCATCATAGGCGCGCCGGATTTCCGGGAAGACCCAGTTTTCCAGCGCGCCGATGTAGGTATTCAGCCCTGGATAGTCGAAGGGCGGAACGTCGGTGGCCATGGGCTAGATGAGGCCCATGGCCCGAAGCTGGGCGACGGCTTGCACAACCGAGTTGAACTGCGCGGTCGTGGAAAAGCCGTAGGCGGCGGTTGCGCCGAGCACCGGGCCGGTCGTGGTCACGGTGTCGGTGATCGTCGCCTTGACGACGGGCGTGCCGCCGTAGAAGGCGATTTTGTCCGTCGAGGACTGCCCCAGGGCAACGCCATCGGTCGAACCATCGGAAAGCTGTTTGACAGCCATTGCGGTATTCCTTCAGATTGAGGGGAAAGGGGAGGAAGGGGCCGGAGCCCCTTCAGGATCACGAGCCGCTGACGCGGTGTGCCAGGCGCTCATCGATCGTCTTGACGCCGTAGAGGATGTCCAGACGCCATGCGCTTTCGTCGGTGATGCCGTCGTAGACGGGGATCACACGAACGTTCAGCCCCTTGTAGGACTGACGACCCACGTCCACCGCACCCGGAGGGGCGATGAGCGGGACCGACACGAGCGCGAAAGCGTTCTTGGTGAACATCAGGTTCTGGCGATAGGACGACCCGCCAGTGCCGATCTTGGCAATGGTGGTGGTTCCGTCGACAGGGACCGCGCTGACGTTCTGGTAGGCGCCCGACGTGATGATCGGCGGCGAAATCTTGATCGCCGTATCGCCAGCGGCCGTAACGGTGTCTTCCAGGACCACGAACTGCTTGCGGAAAGCCAGCGTCGCCTTGGTCACGGGATTGACCGCATAGACGTTGCTGAGTTCCAGCACGTCGCCGGCCTTCAGCGTCGATGCGTCCCAGCCATCGGTGCTGAGATACATGTAGCCGAGGTCTTTCGACGCCGCGTAGGTGGTGGAGAGAACACCGTTGCCGGCCGGCGCATCGCACACCGCCGAAGCCGTCGCCGCAGAACCGACAGTATGCGTCGGGACGTTCTGCGACATGTAGGTGTCGACGCCGGCAATCTCGCCGAGCGAGCCCTTGCGATAGGCGCCGCGTGCCGCATCCTGCATGTAGAGCGCAGTCTGAGAACCCAGCATGCCCCAGTTGTCGGCCGGCGACAGAACGGCACAACGGCCGTCGGTCGGATTGGCATACTCGTCCATGCGCTCCGGGCCCTTCGCGAAATCGGCGAAGGAGTTGATGGGCGGGGTTGGGCCACCGACCCAGGACGGGATGGTCTTGTAGAGCGCCATCAGATCGGTATCGACCTGGTTGGCAAGCTGGACCATTGCCGGCTTGATGACGCGCTCGGACAGTTCGCCGATCTTCAGGGTGAGGTCCTGAGAGGTGAACTTGAAGTCGACGCCCTTGCGCTTGTTGACCGTGATGGACAGCGACCCTTCGGTCACGTCCTGCGCGGCCATGGTGGCGCCGTCACGAACGGTGAAGTCGGTCGGCTTGCGGATGGTGAGCGTGTCACCGATCTTGTAGCCGTTCGGCTTCTTGTCGAAGTCCTCTTCGTAGCCGCGAAAAACCTTCTTGGCCATGACGAGTTCGTTGTCGAGGATCATCACCGCTTCTTTGGCGATGAGACTCGCGGTAAGCACAGTGTTGGACATGATAGTCATCCTTCGGGCGGCACATGGCCGCGCTGGGACTGGACGTCATCCGACGTTCAATCTGGGGTTGGGTTAACCGCGCCCTGCCTTTCGTGCCGCGACGTATTCGTCCATGCTCATTTCCGTGAGCGCCTTGCGCACAGGGGCATTGGACTTGGCCGAGACTGTCTGAAGCGGTTGGGCTGCCGGCGTTGCGGCCGGACGGGGCGGTGATGCTTGTTTCGCCATGACGCGCTCACCGATGCTCGCCTTGTAAAGGATCTCGTAGAGAACCGGCTGCATGTGCTGCTTCAGGAACTCGTCGGGGATCGCCTTCTGGCGGGCGTAGTCGAGAACGGTCTTGTCGACTTCCGGGGTCCAGTTGGGGATGCTCTTGCGGGCAAAAGCCTCGGTTTCCTCGACGCGCTTGGCGAAATCCTGCTGCGCTGCCTGAGTCCGAAGGGTTGCCGTCTGCTGGAGTGCATCGACGTACTGGGTTCGTTGTTTGTCGAGGGTCTGATACTCACGCCAGCCCCTGGAAGCCGCCACCGGGTCCGTCTCGTCCCATGCGTCCCAGTCAGTCTTTTCGTACTGCTGGAGCCTGGATTCGATGTTGACCAGTGCGGCACGCGCATTCAGTTCCGTCTCGGACACCTGCGCTTGCTGGACGAGCCTTTCTTGATAGGCTTCCAGTGCGCGGCGCTGCTCGGCGACTTCCTGCGTCTTCTTGGTGTAGTCCGCCTGCCGTAGCACGGCGTCCTTGAGGCCTTTTGGCCCCTTGATCTTCTTGCCTTCCCATTCGAATTCCTCGTCGTCATCGACTGGTTCTGGCTGTTCCTCAATTTCCGTATCGCCTTCGTTGGCGACGGTGTTGAGGTCTACCGGCTGCTCTTCCACTTCGCCGATTGTCGGGATTTCCGGTTCGGCAACAGTTTCCAGTTCGCCTTCCATAAGCGTTGCACTCCTTGTCGGTTGGTGCGAAATGCGCCGCTAACGGAGGCGCGTCCGATCCACGATGCCGAAGCCCATCTTTGAGCCCGGCGTGACGATTTCGATGAGCTCAACCCCGGTAAGTCCGGCCAGGCTGCGCCAGAACTCACCGACACCATTGGGCTTGCCGTCGCTCCAATGATCATCAGGCGCCGTCACATCATGCAGGGCAACGATATCGGCGATGTAGCCGTAGTTGCACCAGTCAGTCGCCACGCCTTCAAACGTGTGGTCGCCGTCGATCAATACGAGGTCGAAAGGGTATTCATCCCACGCAAGGTTGATCACCGCTTCGTCGGTCGAATCGCCCCAGTGCGCCCGGCACTCAATGCCCTCGGCGTTCAGTTCCCGAACCGTCTCGGCGAGGTTGGCGCGCGTCCCGTCGCTTTCCGGCTTGTCGATGGCGAGGCCAAATCCACCCGGGCCAATCGCCTTCATCACGGAGAAGAACGAATCCCCGTTGCGACAGCCGATTTCGAGATATCGCTTGATGCCACGCTCCTTGATGAAGGCAATAAAGCGGGTCAGTTCGCCGATGTCCTGATTGCCGTCGCGTTCACGCAGAGCGATGGTCACCTAGTTGCGACCCGCAACAGCAGGCGCCGGCCGCGAGGCGATGGCCTGCGCATTGAGATTGGCTGCGAATGCTTTGACTTTCGCGTCCGATTCCGCCTTGAACATAGCGACCCGCTCGTCTGCGGCGATTTCCATTTCCTTGAGGTCGCGCGCGTTCTGGATTTTCTGGGCGTCTGCCTGCTTCTGCGCTTCGATCTTGGCCATGTCCGCCGACTGGTCCATCTTCAGCGTCTGGTTTTCCTCGGTCACCTGCTGAAGCTTCTGTTGCATGTCCTGCATCTGCTTCTGGATCTGTGGCGGAACCGCACCCTCCGCCTGCTTTTCCATCTTCTCGGCGATCTTGTCGGCGCCCGGCCAATCGAGATTCTTTGCAAGCTCCGGCCCGACGATCGGGGCAGACGCAGGGAATGCCTGGATCATTGCCGTCATCTGTTCGGCCGCTTCCTCGCGGCGCGTGGTGAAGCTCGGGCCGGTCTTGACCGTCAGATCGTACTTGCCAGCGCGCAGATCGTGCATGGCCATGATCGGGACCATGATCGGGTTGCCCGTGGCAGGATCAACGCCGGCCGGCTGCATCATCGGCTGGCCGGTCTTCGGATCGGTCTGCGGATACTGCTGGTTGACCGGTTTGATTTCCGGCTTGCCGTCCTCGCCCAGCACGCGAATGATGCGCTCGGCGCTGTAGACCTTGGGAATGAGGTCGATCATGATCCTGCCAGTGTGGCGGATCGCGCGTGACAGATTGTCGATGAAGTGGAACGTCGCAACGTCGCCCTCGCGCTGGCGGGCCATGATGGCCTTGCCGGACGTTTCATTCGAGCGTGCGCCCAAGGAGGCGTCATAGAGGCCGATGATCGACTTCATGTCGTCGGCAGCGTTCAATGCCTCCTGAAGGGCTCCTGCTGCCACGCCCATGTCCATAGGCTGGCGCTGGGGCGGCTGTATGCCGTCGTACTCAAGGAACGGATGGCTCTTGGTGTTCGCCGTGTTCCAGCGGTCGATGTCCGTGTCGAATGCGCCCTTGGGGCCGATGTACGGAACCTTTGGTGCCAGCGCTACAAGCTCTGTCGCCGCCGTGCGCCAGTAGTTGAACATGCGCTGCGCATCGATCGCATTGTGGATCAGCGAGCGGAAATAGCGCTTGCCCTCGATGTCGAACTCGTCGCCATAGACGGGGATGATCGGGATATAGATGCCTTGCCAATCTGTCTTCTTAAGGACTTCAAGACCAGTCATTATGCGCTGCGTGACCTTTTGCGATTTGGCCAGGCGCTCGCCGTGGATGGTCACCAGTTGCAGTTCTAGCGCTTGGGCTAGATCGGGATCGTCCTTGTCAAACACCTGCCCGTTGTTCGTTACAAGGATCCGGCGTTCAACCTCCTCACGTTTCCAATGCTCGGCGACGAGAACCGTATCTTCATCGCGCCAGTCGGTCGTCAGAAGCCCGTCCCAGGCATCATCGTCCCAGTCGACTTTGGCCTTGTCGCCATACTCGGCTTTGAACTGATCTTCCGTCAGACGATCGGTGACAAACGCCACGTTCCAGTCGGACGAGTCGGCAGCGCGCGAGTTCGGATCTCCATAGACCGAGAACGGGTTTGCCACCCGCTTGATCATGATGTCCATTTCGAACGAGTCGTCGTGGGCATAGTCGGTCGCAACGCGCCAGTAGCCGAAGCCGCCGGACACCGCGCATTCAACCGCCGTGTCATAGGCCACATCGGCGTTGGACGTGTATTCGATGTTGCGCAGGAGCCCGTCGATCACCTGTGCTGTCTGAGGGTCAGCCTTGCTGTCGGCCGGATGCACCTTCATCGACGGCTTGTTCTGCCGGCTGTCGTTGACGACCTGGCGAATGAAGGCCATCAGCTTGTTGATGGTGAGAACCGGGCGCCCTTCGCGCTCGCGCTGCTTGGCGATGTCTGCCGGCCACTGGTCGCCGAGGCGTGCAAAGGTGATGTCGTCAATGGCTGTCTTGCGATTGTGACGCTCGGCATCCTGTGCGGCTTCGAAGGCTTCCTTTGCCTCCTTCAGGATGTCGTCGTCTTCGGACTGCGGTTCAGCCTTCATTTGGTTCGCCGTTTCCACATGAAGACTGACCACCCAAGAACGGTTAGCGACGTAAACTTTGGCGAATGCCAGAATTCAAAGATGCATTGGCGATAGAGCGGCTTGAGGCCATAGACGCGCACGATATACGGGCAGTCTTCCACCCACGGCCACGGCTTGCCGGCATGGCCATGAGGAAGGCGCGCAGCAATCCAGTTCCCGGTCTTTGTCAGATGTTCCGGGCCGTTGACATACGAAGCGCGCATCAGCCCATCCATGCCCCTGCGCCGCTATAGCTTGGCCGCGACCGTCTCGGCTCACGCGGAGCTTCGTAAGCCACGCACATCAGCCCGAAGGCATCGGCAGCATGGCTGGACCAGTCATGATCCGGGCCAAGGCCGATGTTGCGCGCTTCGTCGTATTTCTCGTGATACCAGCCCAAAGCATCGATGCCGGCGTGCGTGGTTTCTTCGTGGAAGTAGATGTTCGGAAACAGCCGCCTTGCGACCTCGACACGCTTTAGAGCCGCGCCCTTGCCCTGATTTGGGATCGTTTTGACCTTGAAGCCGGCAGACCTGATGTGGTCCTCGAACCGGATGGCCGTAACGGCGTCTTCCTGGCTTGCGTCATGCGGCAGAATGCATTCTGCGGCTTCGTAGCCTTTTGAGCGCAGCCAGTTCAGATGCGTTGCGAGTGGCTGCCTGACAGCCTCGTAATAGTCCAGCACGCGGATTTCGCGGCCGACGTATTGAGCAATCCAGATCGCCGTTGCGTCACGGACGCCGATGTCCCAGATGGCGACGAATGGCATCAGCGGGTCTTTGGCTACCCTGCCAATGCGGTTCTGCTGCCTTGCCTCCGCAAGTGACCGGGCATAATAGGCACCGGTCAGGACCGTGGCATATCCGCCGTTCCAGATGTGGTCGTATTGGTCCGGATCGCCTTTGAGGCAATCGAGGCGTTCTTGCTCCAGAACCTTCGGAAACCACGGATTGTCAGACCAGTTCGCGCGCACCACAGTCGCGCCAGTCGGCGGCTCCTTGCCCCGGAGCAATACGTCAATCGGGTCGCTCTTGCGTCTTGGGTTCCAGCTTGCCCAGATTTCCGAGCCATCGGCGCGAATGGTCGGGCGAAGCAGTGTCAGCGATGTGGTCGAGAGCGTCTGTGCTTCTTCGGCCCATGCTCGCTTGAAACCTTCCAGCGACTTGATGGATTCCGCAGTGTGGTCCTGCATGCCCTGAAACAGGATGACGCCATCGCCTGGCGTCTGGATCTTCTCGTTGAAGACCTTGAAGCCGTCCGCCTCGCCTAGCCTGTATTCGATCAGCTTGGATTCGATCAGGCGCTTGGCCGAGTCCTTGAGCGACTTCTGGACCTCACGAACGCAGACGGAGAGCATTCCCTTTTCAGCTAGGCTGTCTTCGATCAACAGGCCGGCGAAGAAATGTGACTTGCCACTACCGCGCCCGCCGTGGGCTCCTTTGTATCGTGATGGTGCAAGGAGAGGTTCGAAGACCTCTGCGACTTCAATCTGAAGCGTTCGCATCAGCCGGTAGCTTGACTTCCGGCAGCACAAGGAAATGCGACCAAACGCCCTCTCGCCTCACGTCGTCAGCGTTCCAATATTTGTGTTCAGCCGGGCGGTCGCAATGATATGGCCCGTTGCACGAATTGTAGAGCATAAGACGACCATCCCACGCGATGAGTTCCAGATGCTCGTCTTTGAGCCGGGAAATCTTGCGCCATCCGCTCACGATCAGCCACCCTCTGCGTTCGCACGAACTATGCGGCGCTCGATGACACTGACGAGGAATGGCGCATCGTCTTCGCCGCCACCTATGATGCCCTGTGGCACCTTGCCATCAGTGCGATCGGCGATTTCCTTGATGGCCCAGCCTTCGCCATTGAGGGCTTCGGAGACGAGCTTGTCCGCCACGGCGCGCAGCTTTGTATTGCCCTTTTCGTCAGTCTCTGCGAGCGCAATACGCAGCATGTTCGCAAAGGACTTTTCCTTTGGCGGTCTGCCGGCCATTAAATTCACCTAGCGTGTTGATTGGAATAGAAGCCATGCGCAACAGGAGCAGCGCGGTTTTGGCCTGTTCCCGCTCCAAAAGACGCGGATCGGGATCGCCCCAGACAGGCACGTAATTTTCGCGCTCGCTCATGGTCCGGTTCGCAATTTTGGGGGATGGCACGTTGCTGCCATATCTATGCGCAGATGTCAATTGGTGGCCGGCTTGTCGCGAACAGGAACAGCCACGAGTTCACAGCTATATACATTGTTGGCTCTGGCGCATTTTGCCCTTTCCAGGTCGTCTACATATCGCCCTGCCGCAAACCCGAATCCCAAGGCGAGAACGGCTAAGACAGCAACATCTGCTTTCCTCATCCCACCCTCCCCCCAAATCCCCACATGCCAGCAAGCTGCGTCAGATACACCCTGAGCATGTCGGCTGCGGTGTCCCGCTCTCGCCTTGTGGTGTAGAGTTCATGCAATGACATGCGCTGGCCGGCGATCATGGTGACGAGTTCGAAGCCATGCTTGCCGACGAGGTTGCGAGCCCGGTTGATTTCCTTGCCTGCCACTGTCTGGCGTTCCGTGATCGGCTCTCGTGCCGGCCCGCCGTCGACATGCTCTCGCGTGTAGTCGATCGCTCCGGCGCCTGCCTCGCCCATGGTTTCCCAGAGTTGGCGAAACCTGTCTGCTGCTGCTACCTGGGCCATGTTGAGCCCGCCCTTGGCCGCAAGCGTGGCAATGCCGGATTCGCGGATGTTTACCACTCCGTCGATGATGCGCAGATTGCCGAGCTTGTCCTCCGCATGGTCGCGTGAAAAGCCTGGATTGTCCAGCTTGACCGGACGCAGTTCGAGGTGCGCGCGGATTTCCATTGCAGGCATGGGCTTACCTTTCTTCATTGATGCTCCGACTTTCGGTCGCTTCCAGTCAGCTTTTCGGCCAGGAGGCGAATGAGGAAATGCTGCTTGTCAATAGAACCATCTGCAATCATGTCGCGGATGTCGGCTTCGCGAAGGCGGTATTGAATCGGTTCGGGCTTGCTGCGCTCTCCCATGTCGTTCATTCCTTGTGGAGGGTGGTGGAGCGGCGGAATTCCACGCCTTCACGCCGATATCGACCAGATCGCTCATACCGATCACCGCACGCAAAAACGATCTCCGTTGGCAACGCGATGTGGTTCGCAGAGCTCCTCACTTTGAGCCAGAAGCGCGGGCCGTTCTTGCAATGCGGATTCCTGATACGCTTTCCGGGCCAGCCCATCATCCCCTCCCCTGTATTGCTAGATACGGAAGCGAGATCATCGAGCCTCCTCCAATTCGCGCGTCCGTTCGACGTAGGCTGCCACC